GAACTTAACTTCTGGTAGTTTTGGAGTAAAATCTGTCATTTTACGCACCTGCCTTCTTAGAATAAACTAATTCGTTAAAATTCTTAACAGCAGTTTCAGCTAGCTCTACGCTGTTCTTATAAGTGGTTTTGGCAAAAGAGGCCTGTGAGTCAAGCAACTTGACTAGATTCTTTTGTGTGGTTTTATCTGTAACGTAGGTCTCTACGAAAGATGTTTGAGCACCTTTAACGGCGTCAATAATTGATTCAATATTAAACATATTTTTCTCCTGTGTGTTTATGTTTGTGTGTTGAACAGCATTATTGCTGTCCATGTATTTATTATACTGTAATAAAAACTGCCTGTAAAGCTGAATGAACTATTTCTTAAACTTCTTTACTCTTTCTTTAATAATCTTAACTACAGGTTCTGCTAGTACAACTTCATAGTGATTGTAGTCCACTTCTACCAGTTCCATATCAGCATGATGTCGCTGACTATCAACTGTAACTACACCATCGTTATGCGCTAATAAAAATGGACTTTGCCCTTTTACAGTAACAATGTTAGTCCAAGGATGCTGTATTTTAATCTTATCTGCTTGTTCGAAAGCCCAACTGCTGGGTCCTATATCTCGCATAAGTCTGCTGAAAGGCAAAAAATATTTGGCATAGTCTGCTACTTCCGCACCACCGTAAGGTGTACTGAGTGTAACAGCACCTAATACTTGTTCAGGGAAATAATTAGCAAGATGCAATGCGTAAATACCACCTAGACTATGTGCTATGAAAAAAATGTCCTTGTAATTGGACAACTGCATTTTCATTTCTTCTAAATTGTATTCGAAGCCATTACGACTGTCGTAATTAATGGCTAACCCTTGCCCAATATGTTCTCTAATATAGTTAAAACTTTCACTGGTGGCATTAGCACCGTGTATATAGACTAATTTCATACCGTATTTATTAGGCCACTTGGGCTGGTTTTATAAAATTTTCGCTATAATTTGATATTATGGTAAGATTATTATCTCTAGCAAAGTTCATAGCAAAATCAAAGGCTAAGACTTCGATGTCTTTCAACTGGTCATCCAAGATTATAGATCTTATGCCATTTACGGTAACTGGCATGATACAATCGCTGTAACCTCTCATTTTATGTTCACGAGCCATATCGGCTACGATCTGTAGTCTCGGAACAGTACGGTATTCTGCCAGTGCAGATGCTAACCTATCATTCCAATCACTGGGACGAAATACTGTACCGTCTTTAGTTAAACCTTGGATTAGATATTTCATTTGAAGCGTTCGGGATAGTTTAGCCTTTCCCATTCTTCATCACTTACTGGCCACCAATTGCAACTCATTGTGCTATCACCAAATAAATGATCATGGCTACGATACCAATCATAGCTAGTTTAGGCCCATACTCGCGTTCTTCCCAAGTTTTTAATATTTCTGCCATAATTACTTTCCGTGATTAAGGCTATTCACCAATTGTGCAGCTCTGGCTTTGCGGGCTTCTACGATTGCTTCAATAATAGAATTTATAAATTGTTTAATTGTTTTCATAGTGTGTGTGTCCTTATTTTAAGAAAATAGTTAATGTTAACCCAAATGCCAATACCATTAGTGTGTATGACATTAATTTAATTAGTGAAGCAAATAATTCATCATTCATTATAGGCCCCTATATCTTGCTGTATCGTATTGACGCAACCAATAATCAACTTCAGCTGGGCTGGTGGGTTTTTTGCTTTCAATGTATCTTTCTAATGCTGTAGGTGTATTAAATAGCTTTTTGAGCTGTTCTAGTATTTTTGACATTTTGTGTCTCCTTTAAGTGTGTCTATTAGTGTTTCTACTGAGTATTTATCCTATTATATGTACAATTGCACAAATATTCAAGCCATTTGATATTCATCACAATCCTGTGTATAATTCAATAAATAAAACAAAAAGAATATAATGCGTAAAAGTACTCGTAGCATATTGCAGGAATTAAACGATGTCAGTTTAAATCGCGACCCCAGCTTGATTGTTGAAAGCAGGGGTAGTAATATCATTCAAAGTGCCATAAATTTAATGGACATGATACGCGAAAACTATGATGTCGAAACCGCCGCTGAATTAGAACGCAGGTTTATCAACAGTATTCGAAGCAGTGATATAAACAAGTTTAAGCGTGGCATTAAACGCATACAAGAATCAAAGTTAGACCCTAAAAATAGTCTGTAATCAGGTGTTTTTTTTCCAAAACACTAAATAATTATACAAAGGCCTTTTAGAAAGGTCGCTCGAAGAGTTCGAGCAGTATGGTAGATTAGGAGAATAACATGCCATCATTACTAGGTACTTATGTCGCGGCCAATTACGGTCGTATGACATCACAAGACACATACGGCGGTATTACATACAATAATTTCGGAACACGCAACTTAGCGTTTCTAAAAATTAGCGCCGCAGGTTCAACTATTGACTTTACAGCTGCAACTGGTCCAGATACAGATGCTTCAAATATTTCTGGATATACTCAACAGATTTCTAGCTTTAACCCAGCTACATCAGGTTCAGCTCAAACAGCTACAACTATTGCTTGGGCAGATTCGAACAGCTACTTCTCAGTTGCTGTTCGTACAATCCAACAATTTGCTGAAGTTTACATGGTAGGTTTGCCATATACAACAGCTAGTACTTCAACAGGTTTTGTTGTTGCTGTAAGTTTAGATACAGCTAACTCAGCTGCAACTTCAACGAATGTTGAAACTTGGCAAAACAATGGAACTACTGGTTACATTGGTTATCCAACACTGATTACATTTGGAGCATTGGCTGCACAAGTTAAGAACGCTTTAAACACAACAGCTCAAGCTAATAGCGCTGCAGGTACTGACACAGTTGGTACAGGTGTTACTGGTGTTACAATTACTCAGATCTTCCCATGGGGAACTGGTTTCGTTGCTCCAGGCGGTTCACCAGCATCGTCTTAATTTTAAATTTTCCTGTTTGGGATGGGAAGCAAATCAGGACTCTCGGGAGTCCTTTTTTGTTGGCTTAAATAACGAATGGAATACAAATTATACACTCTTGTTGATATTACACACACTAAACAAAATCGAACCGAAACAGGTAAAGAAAATCTGCGCTGGAAGGAACAAAATTTTCAAACTGTGTTGCAAACTCTAGGTATCCGTGCTAATGTAAGTTACGTACTAGGACCAGATATGATAGAAGTCAAAGGCAGATTAGTTGGTTTTGATACAGATGATATTATTCGTGTTTGGCGGTTTGATTTTTATACAGACAGGGACGACTTGTATGAAACCAATAATGATGCTGTAGGTCATTTAAAATCAGATTTTGTGTTGGTTCCTTATATCAACGGATTAGACGAAGCAATGGAACAACAGTATGCTGTGTTCAATCCCGAAGATCCTGGAAAAAACATAGCATTTTATAAAAAATAGTTTGTAATAAATAAAGTTGTAGGCAAACAATCATTAACTAGGCACATTATAAACCAATCATACAGTAGGCCCAGCTCAGAGTGAGCACAAGACTTATAACATTGGAGAGCCCGCAGATGGCCACAAAAGAAGCGGTAGCTCAACTAGCCGCATTACCAGAGCGTGTAGGCGTATTAGAAACTAAAGTTGAAAACATCAACGAAAAAATTGGTGAAGTCAAAGACGACATCAAAGATATGCACGACTGTCTAGATCGCACTCGCAATACTGTCATGGAAGAATTAAAAACCATGCAGTCAGCTTATTGGCAAAATGCAGACAAATACTATCAACATACAGAAGATCTCAATGCTCAGCAGTCTGCACAGCATGCCGAATTAGCCGGCAAAATTAAAGAATTACAATTACTCAAAGATAAATGGGTCAAGTATGCCATAGGTGCATTGGCATTTGCCGCAGGCGCTGGTTGGATCCATGCTATGAATCTTCAAACAATATTCAAGTTCTTAGGACTCTAATTCAGTTAAATACTGAATGAACTTAGAAGAACTAATCGATCCTAATCCTCATCATCACGAGCTTAATCCAGTCCTATGGGACAACAATCGGCTACGCCCTGAAGTTAGAGTAAAGCTATTAGAAATAGCCCGCCACTTTGCCTTATATCTCAATGTTCCTAGATTATATCTTAAAGATGTAACTCTTAGTGGGAGTAGTGCTGGTTATAATTATAGTGAATACAGTGATATAGATCTACACTTGGTTGTTAATAAGTTAGAAAGTGAAGAACTATTTACAACTAAAAAGAATTTATATAATAGTCAGCATAAACTACACATACAGGGTATTCCTGTAGAATTATATGTACAGCCTGCAAATCAACCACATCACAGCGCAGGTATTTTTAGTGTATTAGATAACAAGTGGCTCACTGAACCTGTACACGAAGAACCTACAGTGGATCCAAAAGATATTCGTGCAAAGGCTCGTAATTACGCTGGTAAAATTAATATGGCTATTCGCAGCAAAGATATAAAACAATGCCGCGCAGTAATGGAAGAACTTAAAAGATTGCGTAAAGCAGGGTTAGAAACACATGGCGAACAAAGTGTGGAAAACTTGGCTTTTAAGTTACTCAGAGCTAGAGGCAAAATAGAAAATTTGCGTAAATACATAACTAAACTAGAGAGTGCTGAATTAAGCCTCGGAGAACATAATGAAAATTAAAGATATATTAGGTGAAGATGGCATAACCGTAACAGGTGTTTCTGGTGATAAAGCCAAACTATCTAACGGGCAAGAAATAGATGCTAAAACTTTGACGCCTGATCAAAAACATCCTGGACAATATACCATGCCAGCAATGGATCCAACTGCTATTAAACCAGGCGCTGTAGTTACAAGTGATGATCAACAGACTAGTGAAGATTATGAAGAAGAAGGTGCACATAACGTAAGTTATCATGCATTTGTTGCTGATCCAGAGTTTGCACCACATGATGATGAAGATAAAGATACTACTTTCCATAAAGCAATTAACTTCTTAACTGGTAAATTACATCCAGCTGATATAGAGTATCATGCACATCACTTGACTAAACATCATCATGGAGGGATCGATGATAGAGATTTAGGCGAAGTGCATCATGATCTAATTAGTCAAGGCAATTACGATGTCGGCGGTGATGCTACTGATAATTTTATTGATCAGGTACGCGACAAAGGATTTGAGCGAGCCTCTAGAGGTGGTGAAGGTAGAAAAAGTCCTATGACAGGTAAACTGCGTGAAACTGATGAACTTATGAAGTGGTTAACAATAGCTGGAATAAAATGAAAATTAACGAATTAATAGATAGTTTCGAAATATGGACTACAAATGAAGAACTTGAGATTTTAAAAAAGCTAAAAAATCCCATGCCACTTAACAGTTTAAGCGAGCACGATCAATTCAAAGTTCAGGCCATGATTCGTAAAAGTTTGATAACTAAAGTTGGGTATCAAGATCCTATAGTAGTAGTCAATGAAAAAATCAAATACATCTAAAAAACAATTAATTAAAGAACTTGCCGTTCAATTCGAAGAAGATTTTAAAAAAACACTTCCTTTTGATCTGCAAAGTGATGGCAGTATAATTTATAACAATTTTATAGTGAAAAAAAATACTAAAGGTAACTGGGGTATATATAAAAACAATTATCTTATCGAAGAATATTATTTAAAAACCTGTGCTTTATTGGCCGCTAAAGCATATTCTAAAACTAATCTTAATAGATTTTTTGAGATTAAACATCTAGACAGTAAGTATTGGGCCAGTGTTAGCGATTTACGAGTATATAAAAAGAATATTAAAAAAGCAGCGGAATTTGATAGATTTATAATATTATTAAACAAGCTAGAAGATAGTGAATACAAAACGGACATTTATAAGAATGAAATATCCAAGATGTTTAAATGCAATTTTGTATAAATACTAGAAGAAACAGTTTAGGGATCATACCATGCAATTACGCGATTTATCAAAACCAATCACAACTAAGATTCTAAATGAGAATTTGGCTCGTCGGTATGGGTACAAGTTAAACCTTGAAGAATTTAGTGATGTTCAATTAGAAGATGCACGAAACAAACTTCGTACAAAATTAAGTCAATATGAATTAGGTGAAAGTTTTGACTCAGTTACTGAAAGTCCAGAGTATCAAAAAACTAGATTAATGTTAGATTGTGTTAATCAGGCTATACTCGAGCGCGAAGAAGAAAAATGTCCAACATGTCATGCAGATCCTTGCGAATGTGAAGATGAACCGATGCCAAAGAATAAAAAGAAAGATAGCCCAGTCGAAGAAACTTATGTTAACAAAACATTTCGTAGTCGAGCTCAAGAACTTGCCGTACCTAGTAATTGGGTTGAAAATGCTTTAAAACGTATTGAATTAGGCGAAAGTGATCGTGCAGAATTAAAGGCTGAATTATTAACACGATACGATCTTAACGAATCTGAAGCTAGTTATGTATTGTTAGAAGGCGAAGAAGAAAAAGCTGAAGTTATCATGGCAACTAAAGACATGGTCGACCGTGTAACTGGTTGGTTAGAAGATGTAGCAGCCATGAAAGCCGAACAGCTATTAGAATTAACAGACTCTATAAGAGAATCTATGGGCAGTGATGTTGCTCAGCAATATACCGATGCTGTAAAACCTGCATTAGAAGCAATTTATACCGCACTTGAATCAAGTCGTCAAGGTATATCAGGCGGTTTGTCATTAGTATCAGGCGGTGAAGCTCCTACTATGGGAGCAGGACCTGCAGCAGGTGCTCCAGGTGAAGCAGCAATGGGGGGTAATCCTCCGCCACCAGGCGCAGAAGCAGGAGCAACTCCTTCTTCACCCGAAGAAGAAATAGGCCGTATGAAAAGAGAAAGTATAGATTATAGTCGTAGACTAGGCATACTACTTGCATCAAAAAAAAAGTAAATGAAAGCGTAGACCCCTTGGTTATGACACTGAGGGTTCTGCAAAGCGCAGCCAATAATAAGCACATTGAAGCTCCTATGACCTGGGATGCAATTAATCAAGCCGGAGAAGAATATGGCGGCCCTACCATTGATTATGATCGTTTTGCGGCCCGTTGGGAGTCAGATCCAATATTAAAACAATTAGTAACACGTTTTGACGGGCATGGTGTTGTTATTAAAACTGATGCTAAAGAACCAAAACAAATGCAAGGCCAGCCACCTAAACCAGGCGAAGTAACTAAAATGGCTAAACGAGCCACAGATAAAGCGTTTAAATAATTGACAGATTTAGAGATTTTTGTTAAAATAGGTAATGACTTTATTAAACGAACGATATACCTATACTAAAATCAGTAGAGAAAGTATAGAAGGCAAACGCTTATATGCGACACCGGATGGCTCTAAAGTTCCTAGCGTAACTACCATCTTAGACAAAACAAAACCCCAAGAAGAAAAAGATGCATTGATGGCATGGCGCCGTGCTGTTGGTGAAAAGAAAGCACAAGAGATTACCACCGAAGCGGCAAATCGTGGAACACGCATGCACAAGTGGTTAGAAGATTATGTCAAAACAGGTGCAATTGGACAACCAGGTACAAACCCATTTAGCCAAGAAAGTTACAAAATGGCTGAATGTGTTATTGCACAAGGATTGTGTAATGTAAACGAAGTGTGGGGTGTAGAAGTTCCCTTATACTATCCAGGACTGTATGCAGGCACCACTGATGCTTGTGGATTACATCTAAATGAAGAAGCAATTTTAGATTATAAGCAAACTAACAAGCCTAAAAAAGAAGAGTGGATTACAGGATATAAACTACAACTTACAGCCTATGCATTGGCCCATAACGAAGTACATAAAACTAATATACGCAAAGGTGTAGTTTTAATGTGCGTTAAACCCAGAACACCAACAGAACAGCCTGTTTACCAGGAATTTATACTTAAACCCGACGAATTCAATTACTGGGAAGATCAGTGGTGGACTAGGGTTGAACAATACTATAAGTACAACTGATAAATATCCTATATAGAGGATATTGAGATGGCAGTTTATCAAATAAGTCGCATCCAAATAAGACGTGGACAAGCAAACGTAGGTACAGGAATTCCGCAATTAGCTAGTGGAGAAATGGCATGGGCTGTGGATACACAAGAGTTATATATTGGTAACGGATCTGTTGCTGAAGGTGCACCTGCTGTTGGTAATACTAGATTGTTAACACTTAACGATTTATCGGCAGAAGGCAACTTATTAGAACTAACACAATATTCCTACGGAGCGGCAAATACAATTCCAGTACAGACCGGTTCTTCTTCAGGCAATCCAGTATATAGAGCTATTCAAGCTCGGTTAGATGATCAAGTAAGTTTGTGGGATTTTGGTGTTGTAGGTGATGGAGTCACAGATGATACCGTAGCTTTCCAAAGAGCTATTAATCAGTTATTTTTAAATTCTGCTAATTTTGCATATCAATCCACAGCCGATGCAAGTCAATTTAGAGTAACACTTAATTTACCAGCCGCTACATTTTTAATCACCAGCACTATTTTTATTCCTAGTTATGCTAGTATAGTAGGTGCCGGTCGAGACAAAACTATTATTAATTATACTCCTGTTTCTGGAACTACTCCAGCATTTAAATTTATAAATGATACTAGCACAGCCGGATATCCTAGTTTGTTGAGTAGTACTTTGTATTCTAATCAACCTAGATACATCAAAATGGAAGGTATGACCATTAATACTGTAAATGGTGACAATGCAGCTTTACAATTAGATGCTGTCCGTTCAAGCTACTTTGCAAATTTAAAGATTCAAGGCAACACTTCAGGTGCAACAGTTTATAATGCTACTAATATTGGTATCATTATGAACGCATTTAGCAGTGCTGTTACTTGCGAAGAAAATTACTTTCAACATTGCATGATTGTCAGCACAGCAACAGCCGTGTATGCTCAACAAGATATTATTAACAATACATTTAGTGACTGTTTTATTCAAGATGCGCAACAAGGATTTGTACTAGGAAAAGGATCACTAGGCGGAAGTACTGTTGGCCAACAATATGGTCCGAGACAAACACATATTGTTAATAACAAATTTTTGCAGATTCGCCAACAGGCTGTTTATCTTGAACGCGGAGAATACAATTCTGTTGAAAGTTGCAAGTTGAGCAATGTTGGAAATAATAGTGCAGGAAACACATCGGCTATCTATCCTCAAATATTCTTTAAAACTATAAACAACAGCCTGGTTAACCTGCAAAGTGACAGAGGCGATGATTTAACACAGACTAGTTCAACTGTGTATCCACCTGAAGTAAGTGGTAACGCTACTTACCAATCATTTGGTATCAGGCAACTCACTATAGGGCAAGTTAGTAGTCCATTATTTTTATTTAGATTACCAGTATCGACCGATCAATATGGAGTTCCAGTTGGCAGTGTAAGTTATACTATCAAATATAACTATAAGAGCACAACTAATTCGTTCACAAGATCAGGAGAAATATTAATCTCAGCTGATATAGATCACGCTCAAATTCAAGTCAGTGATGAATATGACTATGCAGGTTCAGATGCTTCAGATGTAAATGCTCAAAAATTAGTTTTTTCAGCAGGATTTTTAGATGTTGTTGGTTCTGTTTATACTGGTTCTGCAGGACAAGTTCCTTATTGTATAGCCGTTTACTATACTAACACATTTTCCAGCGATGCTGGTCGTTTCAACTTCAATTATACAGCAAGTCCGTATTATCTAGCCACTTAAAGATTTCAATCTCATAGACAAATCGAATAAATGAGCATATAATTTATTTTGTAGTTGTGATAAGATATTTTTTGTAAAAATAACATTAAGAACCCCGCCTAAAACATTGACTATGAATAGTTTTTGGCTTTGTTTTTATTCTCACTAAATACTTCCTACAAGAGATTAAGTACAGTATAAATTCAAATAAACAATAGCAATGACCCAAATAACAGTTATAAAAAGAAACGGCAATAAAGAGCCTCTTGCAGTTGAAAAATGGCAAGCCCAAATCGCAAAAGTTTGTCAAGGTATAGCAGATGTTAGCCAATCGATGATAGAAATAAAAAGCCAACCTCATTTCTATGATGGCATTACGACTAGAGAGATTGACGAAATTACGCTAAGAGCTATAGTAGACTTGATCGATGTCGAGTCTAATCCAGATGTAGGACATGTAAACTATCAGTACGTGGCAGGCAAACAACGACTATCAATGTTGCGTAAAGATGTATACGGTTCATATACACCACCTAGCCTTTTTTCTATTGTGCAACGGAATGTTGCCATTGGCTTATATACCAAAGAATTACTAGAGTGGTATACAGAGGACGATTGGAATAGAATGGATGCCATGTTGGATCATGAAAAAGATGAACAATACAGCTATGCGGCAATTGAACAACTAATTGAAAAATATCTAGTGCGCAATCGTGCTACTAAAGAAATTTATGAAACTCCGCAGGTCAGATATATGATCGCGGCCACAACAGTCTTCCACAAAGAAGAACCGAACAGTGCAAGAATGCGTTATATCAAAGAATACTATAATGCCGCGAGTGATGGGCTCTTTACTCTCGCTACTCCAGTTCTTGCTGGTCTTGGCACTCCGACCAAACAGTTTAGTAGTTGTGTACTCATCCGTAGTGATGATGATCTTGATAGCATTTTTGCTTCAGGCGAGATGATGGCCAAGTATGCCAGTAAGCGAGCGGGGATTGGACTGGAGATCGGTCGATTACGCCCATTGGGTTCGCCTATTCGTGGTGGCGAAATCATGCATACTGGTATGATACCATTCTTAAAGAAATGGTTTGGAGATTTGAGAAGTTGTTCACAAGGAGGTATTCGTAATGCAAGTGCTACTGTATTTTATCCCATTTGGCATCATCAGTTTGATGACCTTATTGTTCTTAAGAACAACCAAGGCACAGAGGAAACAAGAGTTAGACACATGGACTACGGAGTTGTCCTTAGCAAATTCTTTTGGAGAAGATTTAAGAACAAAGAAAATATTACCTTCTTTGATCCGAATGAAGTACCCGACTTATATGAAGCCTTTTATCGTAGTACAGAAAAATTTGAAGAACTCTATGTAAAATATGAAAAACAATTAGGGCTTCGTAAAAAGACCATGAGTGCTGAAGAAGTATTCAAAAGCGGTATACTGAAAGAGCGTACAGATACAGGTCGCATCTACTTAGTGTTTATTGATAATGTACAGAATCAAGGACCATTTGATCCTGAATATCATACTATCTATCAAAGTAATCTATGTTGCGAAATTCTACTGCCCACTAAATCATTTAAGCGTCTTGACGATGAGGATGGCCGCATAGCATTATGCACCCTTGGATCTATCAACTGGGGAGCATTTAGAAATCCGGAAGACATGCGCAGGGCATGTAGAATTTTACAGCGTAGTCTTTGCAATATACTTGACTATCAAGATTTTTTAAGTATTCAGTCTAAGTTAAGCAATGATGAGATATCACCTTTAGGTATTGGAGTGACTAATCTAGCCTATTGGCATGCCAAACGTGGTATGAAGTACGGTGATAAAGATGCGCTACAAGAAGTTAAAGCATGGATGGAACATCAAGCATACTACTTAACAGAAGCAACAGTAGAACTAGCCAAAGAACGCGGAGCGTGCCTACATAGTAGCCAGACACGATACGGCCAAGGAATCTTCCCCTGGGAACTACGAGCTGAAGGTGCTAATGAACTAGCAGACTTTGCCCCTGAACTTGACTGGGAAACACTGCGTACTAATATGAAACAGTATGGAGTACGCAATGCAACCTTAATGGCCATTGCGCCAGTCGAAAGCAGTAGTGTTGTTATAAACAGCACTAATGGAATTGAGTTACCCATGAGTTTGATCAGTACTAAAGAAAGTAAAGCAGGTTCATTTACACAGGTGGTTCCTGAATATCACAAACTTAAACACAAATATCAACTTATGTGGGAACAAAAAGATTGTGATGGTTATTTGAAAACAGCCGCAGTTCTTGCCGCCTATGTTGATCAGAGCATAAGTACTAATACATTCTATTCGCCAAAACATTTTCCAGACCGTAAAGTGCCATCTACGTTAATTGCTAAGAATCTAATGCAAGCACACTTATGGGGTCTAAAAACTTTTTACTACTCACTTATTGATAAACAAGGTAGCAAAATGGATGCAGAAACACCTCCAGATATGCCACTTGGACAAATGGATTTTGATGACGAGGAAGATTGCATCGCCTGTAAATTATAAACTATGTCAAAACAACAATATAACCTACACACAAAGACAGACTATTTAAATCGTAAGATGTTTCTAGATCCTGCAGGACCTGTAACTATTCAGAGATTTGAAGAAGTAAAATATCGTAAGATAGCAGATTTTGAAGCCACCGCCAGAGGATTCTTCTGGCAACCCGAAGAGATTAGTCTTAGCAAAGACGCAAACGATTTTAAGGAAGCAAGCGATGCCATTAAACATATTTTCACTAGCAATTTACTCCGTCAGACAGCACTTGATAGTCTTCAAGGTCGGGGCCCAAGCCAAGTCTTTACGCCTGTTGTCAGTCTGCCCGAGCTCGAAGCTCTCATCTACAATTGGACATTCTTCGAAACCAACATCCATAGCAAAAGCTACAGTCATATAATTCGTAACATCTACAATGTGCCTAAGGATGTGTTTAACACAATTCACGACACACAAGAAATTATTAGTATGGCAAGTAGTGTGGGCAAATATTATGATGCATTACATGAACTAAACTGTTCAAAAGAACTAGGACTTCCTGTTACAGAAAAAGAACAGGTCAAAGCAATCTGGTTAGCCTTGCATGCCAGCTACGCATTAGAAGCATTACGCTTTATGGTATCGTTTGCTACAAGTCTAGCAATGGTAGAGAACAAAATCTTTATTGGTAATGGCAACATTATCAGTTTGATTCTACAAGACGAATTGCTACATAAAGGCTGGACTGCTTACATTATCAATCAAGTGGTTAAAGAAGATAGTCGCTTTGCCGCAATAAAAGAAGAATGTGAACAAGAAGTATATGCAATGTATGCCGATGTTATTCGTGAAGAAAAAGATTGGGCAGTGTATTTGTTTAAGAAAGGTCCAGTAATTGGTCTCAACGCAAACATTTTAATGGACTTCATGGACTATACTGCCGCTGATGCATTGAAACAGATTGGCATTAAGTATCAAGGCAACGCACCGCGTAGTACACCTATTCCTTGGTTTACTAAGCATACTGATACAAGTAAAAAACAAACAGCACTACAAGAGTCAGAATCAACAAATTATGTAATTGGTGTTATGGGCGAAGGCATTGACTACGATGCTTTACCTACGCTATAATAAACAAAGGACGAAATATGTCAAAAGCAATAGTATGGAGTAAGAATCAATGTCCTTATTGCGATCAAGCAAAGGCATTGCTAAAAATGAAAGGCGTTGAATTTGAAGAACGCAATATTAACAAAGATTACGATAGAGAAGATTTATTAGCCGCAGTACCAACAGCCAGAACTGTTCCACAGATTTTTTTAGATGATAAATTAATTGGTGGGTTCACTGAACTTAAGAAATATTTTGAAAAGGTATAATATGTTAATTAATAAAGGTATAGCATCTGGTGAAGTAGTTACTATTAAAACTACAGCAGGTGAGGAAATTGTTGCCAAGTTGATCGAAGATGGTGCTCTGGGTGTAAAGGTCAGTAAACCACTATGTCTAACAGCAACTAAGGATGGAATTGGTCTTGTACCATTTTTGTTTACTACAGATCCAGACGCTGAAGTTACTATTAATCGTAGCACAGTAATGGTGCTAGCACCTACTATCAAAGATGCAGCTGATCGTTATACTGAGCAAACTACTGGAATCAAATTAGTATAAATATGATACAAAATATTTTAAGGTAGTTTAATGTCAACTTTAAGTTTAACCTTTACCAGTGCTCCTACTCTAGTAACAGGAAATACACTTGCTGGTTGGAATAATTTATTAGGAACATCGTATACATCCATATCTATAGGTAGTAGCAGTTCCTCAATTTCAAACAATCAAATTAATCTGACAGGAACTAGCCAACAGACAATTAAAGCAAATTGTTTAAATGGTAATAGTCAGTTGCAGTCAATATCAGATGGCAGTTCGGTGATAGCTGTAGGATCAGGAGCTTTTGAAAATTGCAGTGCTTTATCAAATATAAATTTGCCGGCGGTTGTTACCATTGCAGATCACGCATTTGCAAATAATACTAGTACGGTAATGGTATTAAACATTCCTAATGCTATCAATATCGATTCAACATCGTTCTCAAACATAACAGCATTTACTAATAATAACATTACTATAGGAAATGCTGGCTCTGTTAGTACTCCAATTATATATTGGAATAACAGCGTACCTATTTCTGTTTTACATTTAGGATCTCTTGGACTAGAAGGCCAAACGGGATCAGCTGGAGCGTCAGTTACTCCTGTTTATACAGTTGGAACTGCAACAGCCAGTATTAGTCTAGCTACTTCAGCGCAGGCCGGCAGTAGTCTGGCTGTTACAATTAACACAGTCAATGTTCAGGCCGGTGTTAAGATCACTTGGGATGCCGAAGCTGTGGGCCAAAGCGGATACTTGTATACAGCTTCTAGCAATCCTAATGTGTCTACTTTTTCAATCAATATACCAAATAATATTCCAGCACAGACTTCGGTATCTCTTGTAATAACACTTAGCACATCTCCTGTAGTTAGTGCAAATGCGTCTTTTACTGTCACAGCTGCTTCAGTTCCTCCTACAAACCTTGTACCTCCGACAATTACAGGTACACCTGCAAGTGGACAAATATTAACAGTAAGTACTGGTACTTGGTCTGGTACAGTTCCTATAACTTATTCATACGCTTGGTATAGAAAAACCAACACAATAAGTTTTGCTGAAATAAATGGAGCAACTACCAATTCTTATACCGTTACCGGTGCAGATGCAGGCACATCAATATATGCGGCAGTTACGGCAAGCAACGGCATCAACAATGGCAATCAAACAGCATCATCTAACACAGTTTCAATAAGCACTGGTACAAACATTCCCGCCAATACATCAGCGCCGGCTATATCGGGAACTACTACAGTTAATCAAGTATTAACAGTCAGTAACGGAACTTGGACTGGTACTAGTCCTATTACCTACACATACCAATGGAAACGATCTGGAGTTAATATTAGTGGTGCTACTAGCGCAACTTATGTATTACAATCTATTGATGCAGGAAACACTTTAACATGTATAGTCACAGCTACCAATAGTGCAGGTGCTGTTAGTGCAAATAGTAATAATACTTCTACAATTACTTCCAGCGGAACTATTCCAGTTAATACAGTAGCGCCGGCTATATCGGGAACTACTACAGTTAATCAAACATTATCAGTGACTAACGGAACATGGACGGGTACTACACCTTTTACTTACACTTATCAATGGTATCGGTCTAGTGCAGCCATAAGTGGTGCAACCAATAGCACTTATGTTTTGCAAATTTTAGATGTAAACAATCCAATTACTTGCATAGTAACAGCTACAAACAGTGCTGGCTCAGCTAGTGCATCTTCTAACATTACCAGTAGTGTAACACAGGCGGTTGTAACATCAACACCTACAACTTCATTATCTGGTACCACAGTAGTTTATGATTACGGAACACAACTCACAGCAATAGCGTCTGCACTAACTGCTATTTCTTCAATACTGGCATCTATGCAGTCAAATATCAGTACAATTGCTGCAAATAGTAATGCAATTAACAATAATATTGCTACGATAACAAATAATAGCACAACTATGTCAAATTTAGCCAGTACTACAGGTATACATACCATCGGTGCATATGATTGGTTAGGATATGCATCATTGTATCACTTATATGTGGAACAAGGCGGAATAAACACTACCGGTAATGTTTCAGCTGCAAATCAAGTTTCAGCCCTAGCTTTACTTGAAACTTATTTAAGCAAAATAAAATCTTTACCAACTACATTTTAATATATGCCAGGAATAGCAAGACAAGGAGTTGATGTAGCAGGCGGCCAAGATGCTGCAGGATCTCCCAATGTATTCGTAGACAAAAAACCAGTAGTAAGGATCGGAGACGCTGTCACCGGTCACGGGAAAGGCGAACATGCGTCTCCTGTTATGGCTGCAGGAAGCGGAAATGTTTTTGCTAATGGCATTGGCGTCTGTCGATCCGGCGATGCAGCAAGTTGTGGACACACGACTTCAGGAAGTTCGGATGTGATTGCCAATTAATTTGACATTTATTTTTACTGGTGTTAAACTAGAAGCTAAGTAATCGTACTTGCCTAAAGGAGAATTAAATGGCTACAAACAAATATGCAGAATTTACTGCAATCATCGAATCAATGGAAGCAGATTTTGAAAAGTTTTATGATAAAGAAGTAGGTGCCGCTGGTACTCGTGTTCGTAAGCATTGTCAAGATTTGGCTAAGTTGTGCAAAGAAACTCGTAACGATGTTACAGCAGTTAAAAACGCACGAAAAGAAGCCAAGTAAGTCAACTAAATATTAGCCTAAGGCGTTATATTAGTATACGCTTAAAGGAGTATAATATGAAAAAAACATTTTTAGCTTTATCATTAATTGCATTACTAGGAACGGCTAGTGCCCAAGCACATGGACCATATCGTATGGGTGGTTGGCACGGTGGGTATGTTCACGGTGGTTGTTATGGTTGCGGTTGGGTTGCTCCGGCGCTAATTGGCGGAGTAATTGGTTATGAATTAGCTCGACCTGAAACTGTTGTTGTTGAACAACAGCCAGTTATTGTGCAACAACCTAGTGTTGTTTATACACAACCTACTGTCCAAGCACCTCCAGTAGGATATCATTGGCAAGAAATGATTGATCCGCAGACTAATACCAAGAAAATTGTGTTGGTTCCAAACTAATGGCCTACAGTCAATCCGTCATTGATCATTACGAGAATCCTCGAAATGTAGGAAGCTTCAAGAAGGGTGATCCTGGAGTCGGAGTTGGACTCGTGGGAGCACCTGCTTGCGGAGATGTTTTACAATTAAGTATAAAGGTCAAAGATGGAATCATAACAGATGCCAAGTTTAAAACATATGGTTGCGGCTCAGCGATTGCGTCAAGTTCGCTTGTTACTGAATGGGTCAAAGGACGGACGCTTGACGAGGCGGCAGAGATCAAAAATAGCGAAATTGCTTCTGAGCTTGCCCTTCCTCCTGTTAAAATTCACTGTTCAATACTTGCGGAAGATTCGATCAAGGCGGCCATAAATGATTACCGTAACCGAAACAGCCCAAAAGAAAATTAAACAAACTCTTGCTCGACGAGGCCGGGGCATTGGTATCCGTATAGGTGTCAAAACCACAGGCTGTAGCGGATTGGCTTATGTGTTGGAATATGTAGATGCACCCAATCCTGCAGATGAGTGTATAGACTGCGACGGATGTCAAATATTTATAGATCCAAAAAGTTGTCCATATGTACAGGGCACAACAATAGATTGGGTCCGCAACGGACTCAATGAAGGTTTCGAATTCACCAATCCCAATTCCAGAGGTGAATGCGGATGTGGAGAAAGTTTCCGAGTATAATAATAATTGACACAAGTCGGATTTGCTAGTATAATACTAGTATTGTTATAACTTTTGGAGATTTATTTTGACACCAGAACAGAATAAATTTTGGAATCAATTAAAATTTGATGCACAATATTTTGCGCATATATGTGGCAAAGAGATGACGGGAAAATCAGAAAATAGAGTGAATAAAGAAGCTCAAAATTATCTTGATTTGGCCATGGCACATTTATCTAGAGAAGATCTAGCTAGAGTGATTAAAACTTGGCTTAGTTATTATCATTTACCATTGGATCCTAACAAGTTAGGAGAGACCTTTGATAAATTTCACAAAAAGTACGGTGCTTGGATTGCCAACAATGCTAAAAATATTACAATGATCGGATGTCGCTAATGAGTATGCACTTGTTGCCGCCTATGTATTCAACTACAGGCAAAAAGAAGGGTAAAAAGAAATTTGCATCAGCAGAACATGCTAGAAAGGCCAGAGAATTGGACGAATCATGGAAAGAACTCCAGAAACGATGGGGTATTGAACAAGAAGAAAAGAAACGCAAACGAGCCTTGACCGCAGAGCCGTTGAAAGGTAACTATTCTTTATCTACTCCTGTAGGTCGTACAAATACTAACCATATCAAGAGTCTTAATTCAGGTGCAGGTGTAGCCACGCTGGCCGCACCAAAAGTTTATACAGGCACCAAAGTAAAAGGTATTGCAACCATGCATAAAAGCAACGCAGTGCCGGTTTTTAGCGATGAGCAAGCAGTTGACATTTCAAGAATGAGGCGTTAAAATTGTATGATGGATAAACATAGTATATTACCTTTAATTTTAGAGGATAACTATATATTGTCCGCAAAAGATTTTACGGACAAAAGGCTTTGTTAAGGAGAAACGGATACAGCCAAACAATTAATGACGGTACTAGCGATACCTCATCCAGCGTAAAGGAGACAAAAATGATACGCATCATCAAAATAACAATAAATTGTATTGTTATATTAGCAATAGGATTTACTGTTCAACAAATCGTAAATTCAAAATTTCAACACTTAAAGGAAGCGCAGGAACAAGCGAGTCCAATCACAGCACAAGTTAGACAAACACAATTAGATTGTTTAGCTCGCAATATCTACCACGAAGCAGGATCTGAACCTTTTGAAGGTAAGGTAGCAGTGGCACAAGTTACAATTAATCGTTCAGAAAGCGGCACATTTCCTAGCGATATCTGCAAGGTTGTTTATCAAAGGAACATAGTGTATGAAAAAGTACTTTGTCAGTTTAGTTGGTACTGTGAAAATCCAGCAGGTGCGCTTAAACCCATGAATAACGCCATGTATTATGAAAGTATGGAAGTGGCAAAGAAAGTATTGTTGGAAGGTTTTAGATTACCTGACTTGAAAAAAGCATTATATTTTCATGCAGATTATGTAAAAGATCCTAGCAACAAACAACCAGTGGCCAAAATAGGACATCATATATTTTATAATTAAGGATCGAAATGAGTAATTTTGTAGATAATGTTAAAGTGAGAATTCGTGATTTGTTTGACTTAAATTTGTGGATGCAAAATGTCAAAGAACATGCTCCGCATGTTAGTGCAGAAACAATGGGCTGGATTGCTGTAATTTTGTTGCATCTTGCTACAATTCCTACTGAATTAGCTGTACTTACAGGACTGACTGAAAAAATGCCCCCTGTAGATATGGTTTTGTTTAGTTGGGCAGGATTATTCTGTTTTTTCCTCAAAGCTACAATCCAAAAAGACTTATTAAATATTGTTACCATTGGTTTAGGTTTTTTTGTACAGGCTGCCATGCTTGCTTTAATCGTGTTTAAGTAATTCACTGGCTAAATATACTATAAACAGGAGTAGGCAATTATGGCCGGATCAGGATATCAACAAGATAGTAACCAATTAACACAAGGGCTGTATCGCGTAACAATCGATACTTCAAGTAGCACATATTACCCACTAGCATCTGGAACTACAACACAGAACGGTGGTATTAACCCGTATGATTGGGATTCATCTCAATATACAAATGCAACATCTATAACTGCTACCCAAGCAACTTATCTAG